ATCTACCTATACCCCATGATACACATGCACGTTTAAATGCATCTGATACATGGCCTTTATCTTTTTCCACTTTAGATTCTGAACCTGTGTCTGATTTCCATACCCAACATTCTCCCACAAATATTCCTACTTTGCAGAATAATAGTCCATTCTCTTCGTAGAACATACTTTGCCAATTTTCTGGACCTACTACTTCATCTAATAGATCTTGACAATCTCTAGCGTCTATATATGCTACACAAGTTGTTTTTCCATACTTAGTAGATTGAACTCTCCATTTATATGGTAGTTCTTTCTTTAAATCTTCTAAATTCATTTTTTCTTTGTTTTTAATTTACTTATAGTTTCTTTAATTTTCTTTGCTATTCTAACTGCTACTACAAATTTTACAAATCTTCTTATCATAACAGGCTTACCCTTTAGAATTAGTATTATTGCTATTTCTTTAAATAAGAGTACTAACACCTGTCTGACAAGTTTTCTATCTATTCCTAAATCATGTGCTATTTCAGCCACAATTTCATTTAGTCTGGATCTGTTTCTTTTTTTCTTTTTCTTATCCATTAATTTTTAGGAGTCATTGATGTAAATATTGAGAATATCACACCTGCTATCACTGCTGTCGCTAATCCACTAAATGTGCCTATAAAAAGCACGGGGACGCCTATTGTAAATAGTAAATCCCAGAAAGTCTGTGTTTTAGCTAATCTCTTTTTACCTATAGATTTATAAAGTATTATATAATAGCCTATTGCAGTGAATAATGCAATTGTGAAAATTCCCATAATTTCTTTGTTTGAGCTTCAAAAATAACAATTATTTACTTAATCCCAAATATTTTAGAAACTAAATATATAGGAGTTATCACACAAAATGCAATAGCTAATGCATAGAGTATTGGTATAGTAAAAATTATTAAAGTTGCTAATACCACCACTGATATTAATGGATGTTTTCTAATTAATCTTATTGTATTTATCATAATTAATAAATTTAGTTATATCACTTTTAAATGTTAATGTAATTTCTCCAACTCCAATATTTCTACCTTTTGCAAAAATTATATTGGCAGTTCCTTTTGTGCTATTTCCTTTATCATCAAATTCTATTCCATAATATTCTGGCCTATAAATTAACATGACTACATCAGCAGCCTGTTCAATTTCTCCAGATTCTCTTAAATCTGATAAAGTGGGCTTACTATTGGTTCTTAGACCTACTCCACGATTTAATTGACTTAATGCTATTATAGTAATATTCAATTCTTTAGCTAAGTTTTTTAATGTTCTAGTTACTTTTCCTACTTCTTGTTCTCTATTGCCTGATTTAGAATTATGTGTAACTAATTGTAGATAATCAACTAATACAAGCTTTATATCTTTATTTTTTACATATTCTTTAATCTTATGCATAAGATAGGTTAGTGTTGTTATACTTCCTTCATCTATACTAATTGGTAAGTCTTCTATTTTTCTGATTGCTTCATGTATCTTTTTGTATTCTTCTTCATTAATAGTTCCGTTTATTAGATACTTGTTGTTGATTTCAGATTCCATTGATGCTAATCTTCTTAATAATTGTATAGCACTCATTTCATAGGAAAATATAACTGTGGGTGTGTTTGTGTATTTTGCTGCATTATAACCTAATGCTAAAGCAAAACTAGTCTTGCCCATTGATGATGCGCCTCCTATGATGATTAAATCTGTTTCTTGCCATCCACCCGTAAAGTTATCTATTTTTTCAAATCCTGAAGCTATACCTAATAACCCATCACTATTCATTCTTTTATCCATGTCTTCTAAAAATTCAAATATTTGATTTTCAGTATTGTTTAAAGAGTCAGCTGTTGATATAGTTAATTTAGATAACTGCTGTCTTAAATATTCTATTATCTCTTCTACTTCTTCAGCATCTTGTATTTTATTATTTACATCATGTACTATACTTCTTAAAGTTCTTTTATGAAATTCTTCTGTTAATATTGCTATACATGTTAATGAATTATTAAAAGAGAATGCAAGATCTGTCATCTCAGTTAGACAATATCCTACACCTTCTCCTTTAATGTTTTTTGATAATGAATAAATATCAATATCTCTTCCTTGTTCTTTTAATTTTATTATTGCATGATAAACTGATTTACAAAAAGGATTATCAAATAAGTCTTTATGAATTAATTCAGAATACTTATCCAGTACTTCATTATTAACAATTATTTTACCCAAAAGGGTTTGTTCTATTTCATTATTATCCATAGTTATTTTGATTTAGGGGAGGCGAATATACTAAAAATAATAGTAAAAAAGAATCCCTGCACGCCATATAGCAGGGAAATTATATCAATGGTTTAGGCCTATTGATTTCTCTTTTATTCTCCATATTTTCTATGAGCATCTGCTCTTTCTTCTAAAGCATTTTCTCTTATTCTTTCTTCGTATTCTATTTGTTCTTCTAGTTCTTCAAACCAGTTTTCACATTGATTACAAATATAACCTGTAGCTTCTGTATGTTCTTTACATGCAGGGCATATATCACTATCATATCGCATTTCTACACTACAACAATCTGCTATGGTACTATCTTCATAATAGCTGCAACCGCAGCAAGTACTTACTTCACTCATTTTATTATTATTTCATTTTTAGTTAACATCCATTGACAATTACTAGCATCATGACCTAAATCATATAAGATTTGCTCAGTTTGATCTATTATTCCTTTAATATCTAGTTTTGTATAAATATATGTTATGTCTTTTCTAAAATCTAATACTACTAATTTCATATCAAGCCCTAATACAATGTTCTTAATTATTTCTTTTTCACTCATTTTATTTAATTTTAATTATTTTAGTTTTAGCAGGTTTAATTTCAGCTGTATTTTTCATTATTGTTTCGCATTCCTCTCCACATATTAGACATGTTGCTTCATAGTCATCATCAAGCTCTACTTCTCCTTCACAACAATCTGAAGCTGAATCTAAGTCCCAATTAGCATCTTCCCATATTACTTCATATTGCGCTTGTAGTAAACCACCAAATGCACATCCTGGCTCTTCGTATTCTAATTGAAAACATAAATCAGGAAAATCTTGCATGATGTTATCTATCCACTCTGTGGGTGGCCCCCAAGCTGTTTCAAATGATACGCTAAAGAAATTTATATCATTATTTAATATTTCAGGTTCACAAGCATCCCATTTAGTTCCCCAATTATTTAAACTCCAATCATACCAATTATCAGATCCATACTTTTTTTTAAACTGTTTCATTTCTTTATCTGTAACTGGTATATTTTTACCATCTATTTCTCTCCATTTGCGATGGCTCTCTCCGTTTTCATCTGTATAGGCTCCTGTACGAATTTCTTCAAATTCTTTAGGCATGGGAAATGTTCCATCAAATGAAAATTTATCAGGATTTTCATTATCTATTAATGATTTTTCTACAAATTCTCGTAGTTGTATTTCGTCACCTGTTACTTCCAGGTTGTTCCAGCACCAATTTGGCATTATTTCATATTGTTTTTAAGCCATTGTATGGCTCTTGTTTCTAATTCATCATAGTTCTCTAAGTCATTATCACTAATAGCTTCCATAAGCTTTAATATGATAGTTCCTGCTTCTTCTATGGTACTTTTATTTATGCTCTCCATTTGCTCTGTGTGTAGAGCTTTAAAGAATATATGATTAATCTGCTTATTTAATTCTTTCATGTTGTTTGCTTTATAAATTTATATTGGTATTTTAATTCTGATGGCGGTAATATAACTAACAGATGATATATTTCACTTATTAACTGTTCCTTACTTAATTTCTCTACCATCAGTGTTGCCACTTGTCTTGCTGTGCTTGTATGTCCCATTATATTACTGGTATTGTTCCTAATTCTTTAATTGTAGTACACATCGCTCCACCATCATTACCTTCATCATCCATTATAGGTGTTATCCAATGCTCATCATCTAACAATATAGATATTGGCCTTTTATACCACATGTTATCTTTCATTTCTTCTGTAGGAATATATTCTACTTTTGTTATTTTTCTACCGACTAGATGTTTACTAATTAAATCTGTCCAGTATTGTTCTACTGGTTTTCCTTCAATTTTATACTCTTCTATTTTTCCAGTTTTAGTATTTATTGTTTTTTTCATTTTATTTAATTTTAATTTATAAGAAATAGTAAAGGGGGCAAAGCCCCCCTTATAACTATTAATTTTGTTTTAAGAAATTGAAAGCTTTTTCATTCATCTTGCCACAAGATCCTAGTAATATAGATTCTTGTTTGCCATACTCTCTCTTAGGAGATGATTTCTGATGTGTAGTATATCTTGTAACACCATTAAATAAACCCCACTTGGTAGATCCAATTCTATTCACTTCACTTACAATACATGATTCAAGATCACTACGCATATTCCTTGTTCTAGTGGGTATTTCTTCTATTAGTTTATCTGTACTTATAATACAATCTACTAAATCATTTATAAGATCAGTGTTAACAGATTTCATACTAAAGTTTTGTAAGTCTGCTATTCTTTCTTCTT